GTTGACCGGCACACCGCACTTGAGCTCCGGCACGATGCCGATGTCACCGAGCTCGATGAAGCCGCGGTCCTGCTTGCCGAACCGCTGCATCAGCTCACCGAGCCCTACCTCGGCGACCTGTTGGCCGCCGCGCTTGGGCAGCTCGGCGAACTGCTCGGCTTCCTTGCGGGAGGTCTCCGCGGCGACATGGGCACGGAGCATTTCCTGCTCACGGAGCATCTGCTCGAGCGCCTTGTCCTTTTCCTCGAAGCTGTCACGCGCATCGCCGGCGAGAGGCAGCGAGGGGTCTTCCTGCTCCATCATCACCGCGACGGCTTCTTGACGAAGGCGCGTTGCAGCCTCGGACTTTTCCTTCAGGAGAGTTGCGGGCGAGCTCATTGAGTTACTCCTCGATATCTGGGTGAAGAGAGCAACTCGGTCACGGTCGGCCCTGGGGGGGCAGGCTCGGGTTCGGTCTGTGCTTGCTGGGCGGCCAGCTCGGCGCGTGCACGTTCACGGTCAGCAACGAAGTCGAAATCGACTCGTTTGCCGTCGCCGTCCAGTGCGCCGAACTCAACCACGGAAGCAACTGTATCCCCACCGGCATCGCCATCGTAGGAATACTTGTGCGCCTTCGCTTTCAGGAACGCCGGCGACACGACGGTGGACATCTCGCTCAGTCCGGCACGCAGCACGGCACCGATCTCGTTCTCGGTGTCCATCTCTCGCCAATCGACCGCGTAGATGAGAGTGCCGGCGCTGACGCACAGACCGAGTTGCTGATCGAGCAACGCGGCCATGTCTCGCTGTGCCGAGGTCGGCTGCTCGCCATCGACGGAGCCGTCGACCAGTTCCGCGGTCCAATGCAGCCCTTGCTCATCGGCATAGAAACGCAGCGTGTTGTTCGCTTCGCGAGCGACGACCTTCTGTGCCCACATCATGTGATCCGCGCCCCAAGTCACATCACGTCCGTAGACGCGATCTTCGCCTAGGAACTCGTCGAAGCAGCCTTCGAGGAAGGTCAGCTTGCCCCACCAACGTTCAACCTCAACATTGAACGGCAGCAGCAGACCTGACACGGTGCGCATGGCGTGCACTATACGACCACAGCGGCAGCGCAGCGCGGTATCTGGTCGCAGACTGCGACCAGATCAAGCGGTACGGTGGCAGCCCATGGGCAAGCGACTGCGCTCCATCGGCGAGTTCTTCGGGTTGATGCAGCCCGAAACGTTCGGCGACTCCGGCTTCCGCAAGGGCACCGACATCAACGGCATCGGCGGCTACGGCTACGGCACGTCGAACGACCACATCATCCCGACCGACAGCGGCGAGAACATCTCGGTCGGACCGGCGATGTCTGTGTCGGCAAGCATCGCGCGCCGAAACCTGATCGTGCGGAACTGCGCGAAGCTGCCGCTGCGAGTCTGCGACCGTGACACCAACGAGCCGATCCGTATGCAGCCCGACTGGGCCGGACCGATGCCGGTTCCGGGAATGACGAACTGGGCATGGAAGTCGGCGATCTTCGACGGGCTCGCTCGCTGGGGCTGGAACGCCGTTCGGGTCACGAACCACGATGTCGCACGGTTCCCTCAGCGAGCATGGCCGCTCTACAACCGGTACACACGCCTCAACGAGATCATCGACAGCCGCGGCATCGACCATGCCGACTCACGCATCGAGGTCACCTACACACCCACAGCCGGCCGAGGTGATCCGACGACCAACCGATACATCGAATGGCTCGGTCCGTACGATCCGCTCACTGAGCACCCGAAGTGGAGCGACCGACTCGTCGGCATCATCCGAATGCTCGACGACGGCTCCGACGGCGGCGTCAACCCGACTGCGGAGGCTGCTGACGTGCTCGGCGTCGCACTGGCAGCTCAGCGCAACGCTGCGCTCGCTTTCGGCACTGGCGGCAGCGGCGAGCAGATCCTCATGACCGAGCTGTCCAACGCCGACGACTCGCTGGAAGAGTTCATCGAGGACTTCCGCGACTACCGAGCCGATCCCGCCAGCCGCCATCATCCATTCGTCACCAGCCGACGCTTTGACGAACTGCGGCTGCGTCAGTCACAGCATGAACAGCAGGTGTTGCCGTCACGCGAGTTCTCCGTCAGAGAGATCGCACGGCTCGACTTGATCCCGTTGACAGTGTTCGGCAACGACACCGGCAGCTACGGCACCGGCACGCTCATCGCTCGCAACGTGCTGCACATGATGACGCTCGAGCCGTACATCACCTGCGTCGAGTCGTTCCTGACGGCGTACATGGTGCCCAGCGACCAGTACGTCGAGTTCGACGTGTCGTCGTTCCTGCGGGGCAGCGAAGTCGAGCAGTGGGCAGCGCTCGGGCGATCCATCCGTGACGGCTTGTTCACACCGAACCAGGCACTCGCCATGCTCGGCTTGCCGCCAGTTGAAGGCGGCGACGTGTTGATGCCCGGCAAGCGACGCAAAGGCGAACGCGACTCCGGCACCGAAGAACGACGTGCCAGCAAAGGCAGCGGCGACACCGACTGATCTACTAGGTCGCCGTTACGCGGGCGATTCCGAGCATCGGCGGTCGCTTCGTCAAGCCGTGCTCAAGCTCGGTGAACTCGACGAGATCCATGCAACGCTGACGCAGTGTCCTCGGTGGCTTTTCCTCCCGCTCGGCCATCAGCAACCGCTCAGCCAGCGTCAAGGGGGCATTGTCGTCAGGCGACGAGCCTACTTGCGTACTCGCGAGTGCCTTCCAGCCACCCCGTCCGCATATGAACTACTTGAAGAGGTTACTGATTTTGGCGCGACTCGATTGACTCCTTGATCAACTCACGCGCGACTCGACCGCCAAACTCCTCAGCGGATTCATAGGGATAGGGGCCCTCTACTAGTTTCGGTTCTGGCTCAGGCTCATTGTCGATGTCGAAACTGCTGTGTTTCTTGTTCACTACGCGACCTCCCCCGTCGTCGCCGCCGTTTGACTATTGAAACGGTTACGCTCAAAATACCTCGTAGCGCGTTCTCTGGCCTCGTTGAGAGTTATGGCGCCTCCGCCATAACTCTCGTAGCCGTGCGCGTCGGCATAGACCGTCTTGTAGTTGAGGCCGCGGGCGACCACGTCATGGTCCATCGCCGCCACCCGTGGCTCTCAGCCGAACGAGTCACCGACCTGCTGCACGTCACCTACGACTACGCCACACTTGGGGAAACAGCCCTATAACCCCCCAATGAAGCTACCAGCCGTGTCGATGCTTGGGCGGCAGCGGGTGCGCGAGCTGCTCGGTCATGGCTGCCACAGCGAACGCTGCTGCGTACAGCGGTGACAGCACTGCGTCACGGGTGCCGCGCTCGAACACGAACCGGCTGCTGTCACGCGGTTTCGCTGCGTTGAGCACCGATTCGCGCAGCCAGCGGCTTTCGAGGATGCGCAGACCTTCGATTTCTTCGTCGCTGTCGTCGTGGATCACGATGCCGTGCACACGGTCACGCATCTCGGCGCAGGCAGCAGCCATCTCAGCCATGTTGAACCGACGCAGCGTGAACTGCGCGCCGATCTCCAACTCGTTGAGCACGTCATCGAGCATTCCGCTGCCCTTGGCGGCGACCACGGCGATGCGTGGCGCGTCGGGATCGGTACGGGCAGCGTTGAGTGCTTCGGTGATCCAGCGACGGCCGCGCTGATGATGGGTGATCGCCACGCGACGTTCGCGGTCGCACAGCGCGATAGACGACATGGTGCCGTCCAGCGTCGAGTCGATGCCGACCGCGACCGGTCCGACGGGAGCGCCGAACACTTCGGCTGACACGACGGATGCGTCGTAGAGCAGCACGTTGATGGCTGTGTCGACGGTCGCTTTGCCGATCTGGTTGAGGTCAGCGCGCCGGAAGTACGCCTTGTTCGGCGTTGTGTCCTTGGCGTAGCGGCGATGCAGCGATGCCATGGTGACGCCTTCGCCGTCGACGCTGATCTCGTTGAGGCATGGTGTTGCCTGCCACCAGGCTTGTTCGTCGCCTGGGTCCAGTTCCTCGTCGGCTGACCATTCGATGAGGCAGATGGTGGAGTCGAGGCCGTTCTCGAGTTCGTGTCGGCCGGCGAAGATCATGCCGTTCATGAAGTCCGAGTCTTCGACTCCGACAGTGGACACGTAGCGTTCCTGCGCATCGACCACGGCGCGTGTCGCTGCACCGGTCGATGTCTCGACGTCGGCTTCGTCGAGCGCCCACACCTCGTCGCCGCGCAGCCGCCGCAGTGTGCCGCCGTGACCTGATTCCTCGCTGCCCGTGTGCAGCAGCGCACGAGTCCGGGCTCGTTCCGACCACAGATTCGGGGTGATGCCCTTGTTGGTCTTGACGTTGAGGAACTCCCACAGTTTCGACAGCTCGACTTTGGGTATCCACTTGTCGAAGATCATCTCGCGGGCTGCCTTGCCCGACTGGGCCATGAACATCGTCTGATCGGTCGGGTTCATCGTCATGAGGTCCACCACCAGACCGACGAACTCGTACCACGACTTGCCCAACTGCCTTGACACGGTGGTGAGCGTGCGGGTGTGCACCGGCAGCCACAAGCCGGTGTCCGCGTCCTCGTACATCTCCGTTTCCAGCAGCGCAGCCAAAAGCTGCCAGCGACGCAGCGGGCGGCGACCGTTCGACAACTGCAACGCCACGAACGCGTAGAGGTCCATCAGGTTCGGACGGCCAGACGGCACCGGCGCCCACCGTGGCGGGCTGGTGTCGTACAACTCTTTCAGCCAGTCGGGGCATTGCTGCCATGACGAGTAGTCCGGCACAGCGAACTGCTGCTGGCCTGTCATTGACCGAACGAGAACGGCACTGCCGGCGTGTTGCCGAGTTCGACGTGGCAGGTGTGACAGACGGCCATCAGGTTCGCTCGGCTGTGATCGGGCCTGATG